AGAACAATACCTTAACAGTGCTATCTTCTGCCGCCACCCGGAACGGGGGCAAGGTTCGCTGGACGCCGTTTTGGATACACTTTCCTTCCTGTACCAGGCCGGCGATTGCTTCGCCGATTGCCTGCATCCCTTCAGGCGGAATCATGCCGCATCACTCCTTGCAGTAATTTGTCCACACATCTCATAGCCCCAGCTAACGGGGACAAAGATCGTCTCCAGGGACATCCCGCCAGCCAGGGGGTACCCCTTGTCTCCGGCTGGCATGGCCTCGCCGGCCAGGTCATACTCCCACGCCTTGGTCACCACGTTGGCGCCGGCATCTAATGAAGCAAAGCATCCCTGCCCAGGCTGACCGGCAGTTTGTACGGTACCGCAGGGCGAATATTCCCAGCCTATATACCGCGACATAACACCCAGCGACATACTCAATTGCAGTGCCACTCCAGCCAACGCGGCTGTGCGTTCCATATTACACAGAGAATAGACAACAGGGGCATTTTCAGTAACTATTTTCAGCTCTAAACTTTGGCTTGCCTCTGCCTGATAGACTGCTTCCAAGTGCGCTGGCTTATTTTCATCAACGGTAATGAATATGTCTCTTATTGAAATTAAAATTAACCCGTCAAGTGGCATATTGACGTAAAACGCGTATTCATCTAAAATTTTTGCCACAGCTGCTCCAGGAACAAATTGATTTATTATTTGCTCCAGTTTTATTTTTGTCATACTTGACGGAGCGAGCAACCTTGCCAATATCCTGGCCCGGCGAAGTTCTTCGCTGTCACCCGCGGCAGGAGTAATGTCTAAATCTTTTTCCCAGCGCGCTAACCCCCAGCCGCTCGCAGTTTCGGCAAATATCTGGTCAATTATAAACAAAAGCAAAGACTTCAGGGCGTCAAATTCTTTCCCCTGGGTATCCAGGACGGCCCTGGTGTTGTCGGCATCATAGTACGCCGGCAGCATTACAAGTATTTCCTTCCCCGCGGTGGAATCCATTACGATAATGTCACCGTCCCTTTTACGGCCACGGACCCGGCAGGAATAACTATATTCGCTGCGCCTCCGTTGACCAATACGTTAGAATAGTCGGTAACGCCCTGGGTGTCCAGGAGTAAAGATTCCATGCGGCTGTACCGGACAGTTGTATCCTTAGAATAAGCAATTGTTTTTAGATGTTCGACCACGGCAGCGGCAAAAGCAGCTTGAACCTCCACCAATGTCTTTGAGCCATCGAGGACAACCGTGGCAGCTATATCAATACTTACTGCCGGAGCAGCCACACAGGTAACCGTTGCGCCGATAGGAGCCTTACCCTCACCCAGGCCGGGATTAGGGTCAATATAAGCTTGCACCGCATCTACAATCGCCTGGGCCGCAGGGGTCTTATCCGTTCCCAGAAGAGAAACTTTTACAGTACCCCTACCACTCCAGAGAGGGTCTACATAAACCCCACCAACACCCGCAACCTCCAAGGCCCATTTAACATAATCCGCTTTATTTCCGGAAGTCCCCGGGGAACGCATAACGGCCAGATACTTATTCCGTAAGTCATCATCAGTTTCGGGATCGGTTCCATCTTTCAGGCCGGGTTCTGCCACGGTCACCGCCTCAATCAGGCTTACGGCCACACCAACCTGCTTCAGCACCGTCCCCGCCTGCAGGTTACCGGCCTTGCCAACATTTACGGCCTTGACATGTAGATTAACGCTGGTTGCGCCCTGGTCTAAATTTGCATCAGCCGTGGTAATAATCTGAACGGTCCGGTCCTCAGTCTCAAAAGTGGTGTCTTTGGGAATAAACTGGCCGAATGGCGCCGGCGTGCTGCGTGTGGCCGTGACGATTCCGGTTGCTGCAGTGCCCAATTCTCTTTTTACCCCCTTTTCAGCCGCGCGCCGGTCAAGGTATTTCCCGAAAGTAGTTGACGCAAAGAAAAGGTTTATAATCTGCTCTGCCAGATAGTGGCTTTCCTCTAACTTTGCCGCATTCACTTCTAAAAGTGTCCGTATCACAGAACCGGGGTTTAAATCAGTCAGCTTTGTTCCCTTGGCGGACAAATCGGCCATCATGTCGGAGAGGATTTGGTTAAAGTCTTTAAAATTTGGTTCGGTCAAGGTATATTCACCTGCCAAACAAGGTTCTCAACCCCTGGCTCATCGAGTACCCTGTAAGTTATATTGAAAACGGCCAGCCTTTGCTCCGGATACATTTCCACGTTTACGTCTTCAACCTTCACCCGCGGCTCCTGGTCAAGACATTGCCTTATTCCCACAACAGCCTTCCCAGACCAGGCATCGGCCATTACATCCGAAAGAATGTCATGAACCGGATTACCATACTGCGGGTGAGCGAACAGCCCACCCAGCGGGGTTTCCAGCCTTCGCAGTATAGCGCCTCTGACGTTTGTTGTATCATGCACCAGGGCGGCATCCCCCTGGTAGGTGGGGCTCAGGTCGGGGCCGGCCAGGTCAACACCAAGTTTCGGGTTAGTCATACTATCCTCCATAAAATTAGCTCTTATCTAATAAACAATGTTCCGTTAGTTTAATAAACCTGTGGCAAGTTAAAACCCAATATTAATTCTAAATCCTAGCGATTACCCGTCCGGCGTTCAGGTTGCCGTTTAGAAACACCACAACTACTTCATTGCCGACCTTCAAGGTTCCCCATTCGATTCTTTCCATCGTTTCCTGGGAGGATGTTTCTTTAGGACCCGAAGCTGTAGAATTTATGCTGATTTTTTCCGAATCGTAGTAAACGGTGTGACTGTCCCTTTCCAACGTTGTAGCCTTTATTTTAGTCTCATATAAAAGATTTGTGCTCACCGGTATCCAAGTAGTTTCGATCTTAAATAACGGGATAAAAACCTTCGCAAGGGCTTGTTCAACATTAAGAGATGTAATTATCCCGGCTTGAGGGAATATTAAGTCTTTCACGCGGTTTTCTCCTCGTAATTATATAAATCTTGACGGTACTGTTCTGCCGATTCCGGACGCACATTAGTGAGGCTAAAAGAGGTTTTATAACCATCTTGTTTACTTAAACTATGTGTGGCCTTTTCAACGTAGTAAAATCCATTAAATCGACCGCAACCCGACACCTTTACCTTTTTCTCCGCCAGTATCTTTGGGTTGCCCGGATACCAACCTGTTGCTGTAACAACAGCTCTCGAATTTTCCTTAAGCAGCTTTTCCGCGTACATCTGTGCTAATTCATAGGTTTTAGCTTTGCTAATATACCAGATCCGTTCTTTGACCTGACCACCCATGGCGGTAAGTAAACTCTCATTTATAGCAGAGGCCTCGATCAATTGCTTGTCCCTGCCCGGCCAGTGCCGGACAGTAACCTTATTTACAACCCCCACTGCCGAATCGTCAAACTCTATCTCCCCGCAGTTGGCGAGGCCACTCACCTTGTAATTAAGCTCCGCCACAACTTCCTCGTCTTCGTCCTGGCGTGGCCCGAAATAGAGCTCCTTATCCTTTGTCACATAACACACAAAACCTTCGAGATCAGCCAGGGCCTGAAGCACGTCCCATTCCTTCTTATTGGCCACAAGCTCCTTGTCAACTATTACTGTAGTATCCGTAACCACCGGAGTTAAGCCATATTTAACCGCCATCATGACCGCGATCTGGCTCGATGTGCGTTCCGCGTAGGCCACTGAATATTCAGTATCGATCATCGGCGCCGAATAGTCGCGCCCCGGCAGTTTTACAGTCATCGTGCCGCTGAAATTAGGCTTCACACCATCAATCCGGCCAGTGAACACGTGGTCAAGCTCAGCCTTTGACCAGGCGTATGGAGATTTTACATAGCCCAGATAGATCTTCACTTCCTGCTGCTTGCGAAACCAATCGCTTAAATATAAATCATTACGGAAAGTCACATCAAAGCTGTCCGCAGCCAGGTAAAGCGTATTATCAAATGTCATGTCTATCATGTCGTGCCAGCGTACGTCCACGCCGGCCACCTCGACTATTGCCCTGGGCGCGTCCATAAAAGCCTCCTAAAACGGGATCACGATTTCTTGTCCTATTTGCAAAGTAGTCGGGTCCATAATACCGTTAGCATCCGCAATTTCACGCCACCTGGTGCCATCACCACACCTTTGAACAGCCAGGTCCCATAGAGTGTCCCCCTCTTTGACAACGTAAGTATTACCGGAAGGGGCGGGGGAGGAAGCCTGTTCCACATCGTCAGATGGAGCGGCAGCATAAGTCGTGATAACCTGCGAAACCACCGGTGGCGGTATTTCCGCCACCAGTTCAATTGAGTATTCCACCCGATCCTGGCGTACCAGGTCCCAGGGGAAACTCCTAATCCGGACCTTCTTGCACAGCTCTGGAAAGCCCGTGACTATCAGCTGTATCACTTGACCTGCATCCTTCAGGCTCTCTATTTGAATAGCTTTCCGATAAGCATCGGCGCCGACTAAAATCCCATCCCATGCCAAGGTTGTCTCATCCTCACCCATGTCCTGGTTGACTGGGGGTGCGCCGGGAATATCCAGCTTGGCGATGACGCGAGGATTATTAAACTTAAGCTTTTGCCTTGGAGCCGGATCAAAAAGTATGTCGCCAAGGATTACTTTCGTCGCCAATGCAAATCACCTACGCGATGGCCAGGTCTAAATCGCTACCCTGTAATCGGGGATCTCGCGACCTGGTATACTTGTCCATTCCGCCCGTCACTTTCGCCACTTCCCGCGCGGCGGCGGCCGGGTTGGGATTGGAGATGTAAATATTATATTTGCGATTGTCCTGGTACACCGTAAGCATCCTCGCTACCGGAGGCTCGTAACCACTTGATAAAACGATTCCGCCGGCAGCATAAGGCCTAACTCCAAGCATTGTGCCAACTTGCCGGTATAATCTCATAGCCTGCCCCCGGTAATAGCTCCCTAATGGTATAATCGCTTCCGGTCCAGCCTCACCCACAAGACCCAGGTGTGGATACCTTATAAACCCTCCACGTGCATAGGCCGGGACATCTCCGGCTTCTATGTCCTCACCAGGTTTCTTAGAGGATAAATGAAAGACTCCCTTAATCCAGTTCCACGCCTCTTTAAACCACTCAATAGCTCCCTGGACCTTACCGACTACGTCATCCCAACACTGTATAGCGGTAGTTTTAATCCATTCCCAGGCCGCGCCGGCTTTCTCCTTCACTGTTTCCCAAGCACCGGTAAGCCAGTCCCGGAACCCCAAAAAATTAGTTTTCCAGGCAACTATGGCTGCAGTAATGATTGCGCTTACACCAAGAATAATCCAGCCTATTGGCCCGAGAGCAATCAGCCATGATGCCCCGATCCTCGCCGCTGTAAGTAGCGCCTGCGCACCCAGTCGCAATAACGATCCCCCAAATTGCCCGGCTAATCTTATCCCATTTAAGAATAATCCGCCGAGCTTCTGGAACCCGCCCAGGGCGCTCAGACCCATTTTAGTTAAAAATGGGCCAATCCGGGCAGCAGCGGACTGAATCACTAGCGAGATCCGGCCAAATGTAGCATCTCCAGCCCGCTCAATCAACTGGAAGGCTTTCAGGCCGAGTTGCCCCATACGGCCAAAAATCGCCCCAACTCGCATAAATATCGGGTACCCAAACGACACCGCCGACCATAACGACCGGAAGATTCCGGCGCCCTGGCGGAAATATTTAAACGCATCAAAAAAACCACGAGCGTAACGGGTAAACGACCCGATATGACCAGCTGATTTAACTATAAAACTACCCAGGCCGCCGAACATCCACATAAAACCGCCTATAGCTATTCTCCCTACAGCAAAACAACCGAGAACTTTTAAAACCCACTTCGTCACTAGAGGGTGTGTGTTCGCAAAAGCTGTAACCTTATTTGTCATATCAATAAGCCATTGGACATTATTCTTTATCTCTTTTACCAGCGGGCTCCCCGATTCCGACATGAGTGTTTCCCAGCTGCCCTTTAATGACTCTACCTTGCCAATCAGAGTTCCCTGCCATTCCAGCACCTGGTCCTGAATTGACTTTGCCCTTTCAGCTTTGGCCACCATGTCTTCATAGCTGCCTTTACCCGGTGTGGCCAGGGCGATGGCAGCTCGCATTCCCTGGATACCGAAAACGTCCTTTAGATTCTGTATAGCTTCCAACTTGTTTTTAGCCTGCATCAGTTCATTGATTCTCTCTTCAGGCAGGATTTGGCCAGAGGCGTCCCGCAGGTCTTCCGGCTTGAGGTCGGAGTTTTCAAACAGGACGCTGCGGAGCCTCTTGACAAGCTCCTCCGCGCTTTTTATTTCGCCCTTTTCATTAAATAGAGCATTTTCCCCGCCGATAATTTTTGCCGTTCCGGATGACGTGTATTTAATCGTGGCTCCTTCAAGCCACCCCATATTTTGTAGGGCTTTTTGGGCCTTTTGCGTCCCTTTGTCCAGGTTGATCAGCATGTCATTCAGATAGGTGCCCGACGCGTCACCCAGCCCCATATTATGCAGGACGCCGAGCATCATCGCGGTATCCTTAACTTTTAGCCCCAGAGTATGGGCTGACATGCCGGCCGCCTGCAGGTCCTGCATGATATTTTGCACACCTGCGCTGGATGCGTTTGCCGCCCGGTTCATCTGGTCGGCGACAAACATAAGTTGGTCTCCCTGCAGTTGATACATATTAGTGATCTGAGATATTGCGTTAGCTGCCATAGACGGCGCTATCTCAGCAGTCTGAGCCAGATATAAGGAGGCCTGGGCGCCGCCGTTCATCACATCAATATATTCCATGCCATTCCGGAGCAGCATATTTTGGGCCTGAGCCGCCTCAAGATTGCTGAAAACAGTCTCCGCGCCTAACTTTGTCGCCTGGGCTCGCAGCTCTTCCATCATTCTTTGCTGCTCCTCCAGCGGTACGGCGGCGTCGAAATTCGCCACTTCAACTTTCTTCATGGCCCCTTCGAACTTTGCTGCCTGCCGCGCCGCTTCCTCCACCGGCGCCAGCATCATCAGGCCGCCCTGCGCATGTCCGGCGCCGACGGCTTGAATCTTTTGAAAGCTCTTGATCTGTTCTTCCGCTTGTTTAACCTTTTTGTTGTATTGCTCAAAATCATTTTGCTGTTGTTTGATTGACTGGTTAAATGAAGCCATGTTTCGCTGTGCTTGCTGCAATACAGGGGCAATGTTGCTGACTGCGGTTAAAACCAGCGCGACTTTCAAACTGGTATTTGCCAAATTCCATTGCCCCCCTTTACAGATATTTCAAATATGTTAGACTAAAGAATAGAGGTGAGAATAAATGATACTTACATTTTTAAATTTAGGTCTTTATATTTTCTTAGGCCTTCCAATTGCATTGTTTCTTTTGTGGTTTTTTGCTATAGTCTCTAATTCTTTTTTTGGTGGTCCGGTATGGCTTTGGTTTACAATCTTTCTGATAATAGGCATCTGTTCTTGTATAGGCAAATTTTCTGAAGAATTACGGAAAATCAAAAAACAAAACGAAGCCAACCAGTCTTAGCAACCATAGCCCCGGACTTTCCGGGGCCTATTCATCTTTCATCCGCTCAGCTAACCACTCGAAGGCCAACCAGGCAGCATCCCGCTCTATGTCCGACATGTTTAGCCATTCGCTGTAGGAGACTTTGCAATATCGGGCGAGCTGCACCCAGCGGTAGAGGTCCCCCCGCTCAGCAAAAAACGCGCGGCTTCTTTCGCCCTGGCCTGAGTCTCTTCCTTTACTCCAAACATCTCGTTGAAAACAAGTTTGTAAAACGTTACGTCCTCATCATCCCAGCCGGCAGCCAGGTGTTTATAATCACCGTCCGTGGGCTTGCCGTCTACCTTGGTAATGCACTTTATTGCTACATATTCATCGATCATTAAAGCCGCTGCGGCAAGTTTCTCCGGGGTCATGTCCATCATCTGAGTTACATTCACCCGGTCCCCCGCCAAAGGCCGCCTGAACTCTATCTTCCGCCCGCTGGGCAGTTCCAAAGGCCCAAATGTATTTTGTTTCGACATTTCCATTCCTCCAATAGTTTTCTTGTAGCAGGACAGCCAGGCCCGGCCGGGCCGCCTGGCAGCCCTATTAAATTTCCTAATTGTAACTGCACTTGACGTCGCTAATATTACCATTTTACTAGGCGGCCTCATCGGTCCCGGCCGGTATCCTCAGCCGCCCTTCTTCATCGGTTTCTAATCTGTCAAAAATCTTACATATGGCGCCTGTTAAGCCGCAGCGAACCCTTCCGCCTTAAAACTCAGGTCCTTCTTTGCCACGCCTTTACCCTGACTCACTGAGATGGAAAGTTCCGGAATGACTGCCTGTTCGAACTTATACCTACCTTGCAACCCTTTTTCGGGAGCATCCACCGAGCAGGTGATTACAAAACGCGGGCTCTGTGGTACACGTTCACCGCGCCGCAGGGTAGAAGCGCCAAAGACCTGATTTACAATATCAAGTGATGTCCAGCCCCGTTTCAGTTTACCCTCGATTTTTACTTCGCCGTCAAGAATACGGGCTATGCGTTCACCCAGCTCAAGGTACTCTTCAGTATCATTTTTTATTGAAAACTCTAACTCCTGGTATTCTCCGGCCATCTCCGGCCCGTTCTGGCCGATGACCATAACGCTTACATCAAACCCCTGAATCGGATCAGGCATTATTCTTCACCCCTCTCAGGTTCATTTCTAACTGTTTTACGCCTGGGCGGAGCCTCCTGAGTTGTCACGGCCTGCCCGGGCACAGGTCCGGCCTCGATCAGCCTGACCGGGCAGTAATGGACGCAGATCCCGCAGTCAATACATTTTTCATCAATCTTCACGCCTATGCCGTCCTGGGTGATCGCCCCGGTGGGGCATACATGCCTGCAGTTCCCGCATCCTGGACAGCCTTCCTTAACTACATACATCCGTATCCGCCCCCTTTAACTGCTTTCATTACCGACCAGCCGCTGGATGCGGTGGTCGATATAATCAGCCGCGTAATTTGGCCGGATTCTAATCCTGCTGTTAAGGATGCGTGCCTGGATAGTTTCCGGCGTATTGTTCGTTTCATCACAGATAGTGGGCTTAAAGTCGTAGATTTTCTCCTGCTGCTTTTTAACCACCAGATAATTGTCAATCTGATCGGCTATCGCCTTGCGCAGCTTCGGTGTATTATTTTCACTCTTCGCCCACTGGGTTGCCTCATAGATCTCCATTTCCAGTTCGTCAAAAATGCGCCTGATATTTGTTTGAGACCAGGCTGAATCACTGGATAAAGTAACACCGTTCCTAATCCGGAAACCTCGATTGCCGTCCAGGGCGATGGGGCTGATCCGGGCTTGAGTCAGCGCCTTGATGTCAGCCTCCGCAAGATAACGTTCGGTGCTGTTAATGCCGGCAATCTGCTTGTTGCTGGGGCTTTCATGCCCGCCCAGAGTGGCCAGCCTGCCGGCGTACACTCCATCCGGAGGAATCATAACCCCTGCAAGGTCAGATAGCTCCACCCAGGGATAAGCCAATACGCCGCGCATGCTGTCCATGGCGCCAACACTGGCCACGGCCTGATCCGGAGACAGCCCCCTGTCAGTGTTTAACACAGCCACACGCAATCCACTGGCCAGGCCCAAATTCGCGCAGTGGGTCAAGAGAGCGTTCCGGATAGTCGTGCTGTACTGGCCGGCGCAAATAACAATCCCGCAGCGGACCGTTTCCAGAACTTTTAAACCGAAACGATTTCCGTTCCCGTCAATAGTGCCGACGTAATCAGCGTCCTCTGTTGTGGCCCCGTCATCACCACCGCTAAGAGGAGTAGCTAAAATATTGGCTGGGATCGCAGTCGCCGCTGCCGCCTTCGCAGCGGTTACAAACTGCGATACGACTTTAGTTGCGACATCATCCAGGGTCAGATTATCAAAAGTTTCTTGCTGGACGCCGTATGTAATTATCAATTTGAAAGTGCCGCCGGTAGTGCCGGAAGCAACTGCGCCGGTTATGGAGTTCCCCCAGCTGCCCGGTGTTTTGGCTGTGACAACTACCGAGTCCGCGTTGGAAGCGTCTTTAAACGTATGGGCTGCGCTGTCGATGGATGCCCCGCCGATTCTTACCACTTTAAAGCTGTTTGCTCCCTGGGCCAGCGCCGCCAGCACGGCGGGATAACCTGTCAGCCCGGATACATATCCGCCAAAATAACTCACAAGTTGGTCCACGCTGCCGACTGTTACCGGAGTGTTTACTACTCCCTTTGAAAATGTCCCCACCACACCAATGTCTGAAAGGCTTACCGCCGGCGTAGGCCGTGGCCCCACATCCGACTCATCCACCGCCACACGGGGCTGTATGTATTCCAGAGGCATGTTTTCAATCTCCTTTCTGAGATAAAATGTTACTGTTCAGTGCCAATATCATTATTAATATGTTCTATCGGCTGGGTTTCCGGCCATGTCCTGGGCGAGTAATACTTCACCTGAAAGTCAAGATCTGCCATATGTAAAATCAGATTTTTACCCGCGTCAGCTGTAGCGTAAAATATTTTATTAAGATAGCTGTTCGCCACGGCGCCCCCCAGTGTACGGTTCTTAACCAACACCTGCCTGGCCGCTTTGGCTTGTTTACGAATCTTGGCTTCAGCCGTCACGGGATCGACCATTTTCACCCAAATCAGGATTCTAACGCTGCCGACCGTTTCATCCTTGTCCCTCGTATACTCATTAAATCCTTCCTCATCCAGGCCGACTGAACATCCCGATGTTGCCAGTGATACAAGGCCGTTGGCTTTTTTCCAGTCAACTAATTCCGCTAAATTGTCATCAGCTTTTAGGAGATCATGCACCAGATCAACTATTTCAATATCATCTGACATTATTTGCAGCCTCCATGATATAGTCCTTGGTCACCCTTAGAATTGCCGTATTATCCTCCTCCTGTAATACCAGGTACGGCCGGGCCGGTATAGTCACCTTTTTAACCATTAAAAATCTTCCACCGACTGGAATAAGTAGCGCCCTTTTGTTCTTCGGTTTAATTTCCCCGCCCAGTTGGTGAATCCGGGCATAAGGCAGGGAAGAACCGATCTCAACACTGGTATTTGTAATCTTCCCGATATCAATAGACTTTTTAAGGTCTCCTTCCCGGTGAAGGATCTTGTTGCTTTGTTGGCCTAGTGCTGTTTCTTCCCATTTTTTTCTCGTTTCGGCCTTTTTAATTCTTTGGTAGCCCTTTGACCCATGCAGTTGTTCTAAAACGCTGGCGTCATAAATCTTTTTTGTTAATTCACTGATAGGCTTCCATTTCTCAGGCCGGCCCTCTGACTCGAAGTTCCTGGTCACGGAACCCCGGATTATTTCCCCGATCTGGCCCATCAGCGGCCTGGTGTTCACGCCCCTGGCCGCCATGCTGGCGATAACATTCATTACCGTGTCCTGGCCTTCAGCCTTGACGTACAGTGTTACCATTGCCTAATCAAATCCTCGATCGCGCTTTTATTCGGGGTGGTGCTGGCAATCGCCGGTGTGCCGCTGGCGCTCGGCGTGCTGATCAGCGAGATGCCGGGCAGCCCGTCCAGCTGTTTCTTGTCAACCAATTCAGTTAGATCCGCTTCAGCCCTCTTTATCAGAGAATTGCTCAGGTTCAGCAATTCCTGATTAAGCTGGTTGCTGAACGATTTGGACAGCACAAACCCCGCCGCCATATCCTGGGCGATAGACTCTATAATTCCCGGTACCGGCTCCCGCAACGGCACAACATAACGCTCCCGGAGTGCCGTGTCTATCCGTTCCTGGGCCTTGATTATAAAAGGAACAATCTTATTGTCCGGAACTATTGTCGTATCATTTAGCAGCTCGTTGGCTTCCCGCACTTTGCCAGCATTACAGTACATTGTTCAGCGTGCCTTCCTTCTCCGGTTGTATCTGGTAACAGGTTTAGTAACAAGTTGTTACTAAAGGTAACAAGTTAGTAACAAGTTGTTTTAAAAAGGTAACGGATATGGTAACGGCCCTCGAATACAGGCCACACCTGGATTTAACAGCTTTAAAGCATTTATCCGGGCAGTAATTAGTAACAATTTTGTTACCGAGATTTTATAAAACCGTTACCTATGTAGATTGTTAACAAAACACGGGTTTGCTTTTAAAGGCCCTTAAATGCCCCGTAGAGCCTTTTGACCATTTTTTAGGCCCTTACATATGCCCGAGGTAAAAGTAACAAAAAGTAACGGGGTTTTTGTAAAAAGTAACGGGGTTTACGTGTAACCATCCTGCTCCTTTTCCGATATCTCACTGATCGGGTTGGTTGCCAGTAAAACTCAAGAACAAAAAAGAGTGACGGCACCATCTTAGTGGTTAGTATGGCGTCGCGCCTGGTGGCCCAGGCGCGGGCACATTTGGAGTTAAGCTACTTTTGCGCTGATGATCCAGTTCGGGTGATACAGCCTCGGCAGGCCGTAGATGCCCACGGTGATGTCCACGTAAGGGTTCTTATTCTGCTGAGCCTTGTCTTCAATTACCGCGAACTTGCCCGGCAGCGGTTTGTCCAGGGTGCCGTTGTGCAGGCTGATGGTGCTGCCGAAATCCATCAGTTGCTCATTCGCCGGGCCTTGCCCACGGATGACAAAACGGTCGTCGGGCACAAACGGCTTGAATGTGCTGCTGTCATCCACGTATCCTTCGTCGTAACAGGTGAAGTCCAGTTTCGGGAAGAGCAGCTTCAGGGCATCAGCGATATTGTTCGCGCTGAGGTTCTTGGCATACTGTGTCCCCTTCAGGAGGTCCCTGATTTTCGAATTGTTGGCCAGGTAGCCGGCCACTTTCATATTGAAATATGCTTCAACGCCGCGCGCGCCGGTGCCCCGGAATAATAACAACCAGGTGGTGATATTGGTTATGGGGTCGGCGCTGGCGATTACACTCCAGCGGTCGTTGTTTTGCAGCTCAGGCTTATTGCCGTCAGGCACGTTGTAGTTGATGGTATATTTAACACCGTTCTCGTCAATTTCAAGAATTCCCGTAACAATGGGCTGCCAGCGGAGCCATTCAATCCTGGTCTCCAGCCGGTCATCCATTTCCAGCGACCTCTTCATTACCAGGTCGCGCCCCGCGCGCTCATTGTAGCTACCGGCCTGGCGCGCGAAGAGAAGTTCCGCTTCATTAATGCGATAGGTCTCCTTGAAGTAACCGGTGCCGATCCGTTTCAGACTCTGGCCGGGGAGCTTAATGACCTTCGGATCGGCGCCCACATTATGCGCCTTGGTCATGCCTGTGGAGGCTTCCAGCACGTCAAACTCTATATCCTTTGCGAATACGTCTTTTACCGGGCAGAACTTGGCGCCGATGAACTGCGCCGGGTCAACCACCCGGTTTCTCACAACATGGCTAATTTCCCGCGTTGTCGGAAAAGCTAAGGGCATCTTTATATCCTCCTTATCTCAACTCGGCACTCCTGGCGCCGGTCTATTTTATCGGATTTAATTTCCGGTTCTACACCGGCACTATGGTTATGTCCTCAATCATTCTGGCGCCCATAGCCGCCTTTGCTGCCGCGTCCATGCCAACCAGCAGGCTGGTATAGAACGGGCCGCCCAGATAGGCGCGGACATTTACGTCAGTGGCCTGGTTCGGCATTTCCTCAGCCAGGATAATTGAGGGAGTCACGTTTGCGTCTGTGGCGCCGGCCAGGGCAGTGGCGGCCATGGCCGTCATGACACCGCTTCCGTCGCTGGCTCCGGTGTTGGCGACAGTGACAAGGTTCTTCACACCCAGCGCGGCATTCACCGCCGCTATCACATCTGCAGCCGTACTCGTTATCGCGCCGGCCTCGCTTGTGGCCAGGGAAACCACTATGGTGTCGTTCTCAATGGTCACATTAAGCGCCTGGCTGTTGCCGGCGGGATCTTTGTGCTGGATTTTGATGCCGTGAGCTGCGGTACCGCCGCTTTTCGCCGTGTAGGTTATGGCGTTGTTATTACCGACCACTCCCGTTGCCAGGGTGGCAAAAGTAGCGGCCGTGTACTTTTCATACTTGCCGGTGCCGGTGTTCTTACCCAGCACGGTACCGCTCACCAGGTCGCCCTGGGCGGCGGCCAGCAGCACGGAAACGATTGGCCCGCGAAAATCTGGAAAAGCGAGTATCTGACGGTCTTCATAACTTTCAACGGTTATAAGCTCCATATTTCTTATATCCTCCCATCAACTAAAAATTACAGAATGTACTTGCCATCTGCGGTAATTTTCCCGCCCATGGCTATAACATCCGCGTCGGCCATCTTTTTAATTTCCTCTGGAGATCCCGGCTTGGTTGATTCCTGGCTGCCGACCTGTGCCAGCTTTATACGGTGTTCCTCCGGCAAAGCCTCCAGTATTGAGAAAACCTGTTCGGCCAGGCTGATTTCCTTGTTGTCCGCCAGTTTAATCATGGTGGTGCCTGCTGCCGGGTTGGCTAAAAGAATGGTCCGGGCAGCGTCACACATAACAGGAGGGATTCCTTTTCCTACCAGATCCTTTAAACGCGCGTCGATTTGGTTCTCCCAGGCTGTCATTTCAGTAACGCCAAGTTTCGTTTTCGTTTCCGAGAGCTCTCTTTGTGCGTCCGCCAGCTGAACTTTTAAGGTATCGATCTCCGCCAGTTTTTTGCGCTCTTCATCTGTTAGACCACCAGCTACCGGAGCAGGCTTAAGCCCCTCAAAGAATTTAGTAAAAGCCTCCGACAGCTTCTTGATGAACTCATCTCCCATTGACTTTTTAACCTCCTCGTAATCTAAATAGATTGTTCCCGGTGGGTCAGCCAGGGCCACCGTGTCAGGCAGCCTGGTCAAGAACGGTTCGTTGGTCAATCCTATTGCGATAAGCGTAGGACCTACGTCTGATCCGGTTTCCTTGTTGATGTAATGATCTTGGTATTCTGGACTGGCGAAGCGGTACCGTTTACTCTTTACCGCGTCGACCACTTCGTCATTGGTGGGATGCGCTAAAGCAAATAAAGTGTCCCCCTCTTGTATAATATCGTGCACCCAGGCTTCCGCCGGAGCATCCCCGAATGTTACTGTCCCGTCCTTTGTGTGCCCCAGCCGCACATAGGGCGGCCGGCCCAGCACATCGCGCCTGAAATTACCTATTATGGAGTCAAATTTATTCTGGGTACCCTCAATGACTCCATACACCGGGTGGCGCCAGCTTCCCAGTTTAAAAAATGGTATCTTTAACTTACCTGACATCTGTATACCTCCTAAGCGGCCGATTTCCAGCCTTTCGGCAGCGGCGCCACATTGCTCCAATCCAGCGCCTCCTCGGTAATTAGTTCCCCCTGGTAGCAGGAGTACAGCGGGTCAAGTACCGACCGGCAGCGTCCATGTAGCGGGGGAGTGTTTCCAGAAACCCGGGTATCATCCAGCCGCATGATCAGACCGTGCCGGCTCCTGCACACCGCCGACGTCCGGCCGTCCATCACCGCCGAAAACCTTACATAGTCAACCCGGTTCTCCGCGTAACTGGCCAGTCGCCCCCGGTTATAGGAATATGTGGTTTCCGTAGTGGTGATCAGACTCGCCCGTTCCTGGCCGCTGTTGAGAAGGTCCTCAACCGCCAATTCGGTTTCTTTTCTGGACTCCCCGGCTAAAAACCGGACCATGATCTTCTTTAAGCCGGCCGTCAGGTCACCGTCCACATCACCGGCCAACACTATGGACCTGGCCTCCATGGCCTTGATCGCCTTTTCCGGGATTATCTTGGGATCATCCTCATAATTAAAGTCAAACCCCGGTAAGTCCGCCAGCTTCCTACCAACGAACCGTTGGTGCAAATCATCCACCAGCAGCTGTCCGTGCGCCCGGCCCGCAGCAAACATTTCCACCGCATGATTTGACAATATACCAGCCAGAGATCCGGCATCAGTTTTGATCGGCGGCAGCCTGCTGAGCACGGACGGACCGCCTTGCCGCTGCAGGCGCTCTATCTCACTCCAGGGGATCGCTTTCCGCGCCCGGTCCAGCCAGTTGACCAGACGCGCCAGGACTTTGCCCTCTGCGTTATCAAGCTGCTTAAAAAGGAGTTGTTGATCCACCGGTTATTCACCGCCCTGGCCGGCGCGCAGGTACCGGCTATACGATTTTTCCGCCTTTGCCTGTGTGCCCACTTGCCTATCCGGCAGGCCCATCACGTTCCTGGCGTAAGTGAAATCTTCCTCTATAGCCGGGTCAATCATCCCGGCGTTGGTCAGGTTTAAAAACACTTCTGAATACAGTTTTAACTCCTCGGCGCTTGGCTGGCGTTTTTGAAAGTCCCCCCAGTCCTTTTGGGTTCCGAAATTATATGTAATCAACCTGCTGATAAACTGATCAAGCAAGACCTCTTTCAATTGAGTAAACAGAGCCTGCACCATCTGCAGAAACCCGGAAAAGTGCGACATGCCCAGCGCCAGGCTGCCGGATCGCGCTCCCTCATCGAACACCAGGGACGGGATCAACAGACCGCGGCTGATCATCTTATTAAGGTAGTTTATTGCCTTGTCGAATGCTGCCCCCGCGCCTGTGCCGCCGGTTGCCACCGCGTCCACTTTCGGCAGTTGCCCGCTGTGGCCGGCGCCGGCGTCTTTTGCAGAAAAGACTAAAGCAGTGCCGTTTTGTAAATTGGCCAGCAGTTTTGTCGCAAACTCCAGCTGGCTCATTTCCTGCTGTGTATCCGGATCCTTGACGGTACCATCGGGGACCATCGCCGCCAGGATCGGCGTGCCGAACTTGTCCAGAGCGCGCGCCCACATTTTCAAAAAGGCGTCTTTCAGCAGCCAGTTCTTACGGACCGGCTTAAAGGCGCTTTTGCCGTAATAGTTATTAAACCGTTTGCGATATGAGAAAATAATGCTTTTCTCTTTCGGTATATCTACCCCCAGGGCGTTGAGCAGGCTTGCCTGTTTGATTTTGTCCAGGCGCCCGCGTTCATTGACGTGAAACGTAATAGAGTACGGGTGGTAGGTAGCCAGGTAATCCAGCATAATCCTGCCGGAATTAGCCAGCCATACTATTTCCGTCGCCGAGTATCCCGCCCACACCGCCGATAGAATATCCTCGCACGCCAGTGCCAGGCTGCCGTCCATACCTTCAAAGCACTCGTGCACTAACGCCGTTATCCTATCGTCAGAGTGGCTGTATTCACCCAGGAAAGATATCACACACAGGGTTAAGAAGTAGAAAGAAGCCGCCACCGTTTCATCGGTGTCAAGCATCCGTTCATATTCAAGCACCAGGGCTGCGTCCGGATTAAGTATCGCCCCGTCGAAAAGGTTAAATGTGCTCTGCAGCTGGCTGCCGATCTGGCCGACCTCCGGGGTGTATCCTTCTGGCAACATGGTCACCTCTATTACCAATTTACTTCCGCCGCTATGCTTTTGCCGGCCACCCGGCCGCCGGTAATGGCGGGTCCTTTTCTTCGTTTTGGACGTATAAATTCAAGCGCCAGGCGGGCCGAGTTAATCGCCATGCCATAGTGGTTTTCCGTGTTCTTTTTATATGAGATTCTTTTTTGACCGTCCGGACCTATGATTTCTTCCTTGACCAGCTTTTTCAGGTGCCGTTTGATTTCTTCAAGCGCCTTTTCCTCTTTAGTGTCCCTTGGCTTAAAGAGTAATGCCTGTGGCGGATTTGTACCGAAACATGAAGTAGTCTCATCAAGTGATTCATCCCGGTCAACCTGGATTACGTTGACCTCTCTTTCATCCTCACCTTCGGTGGTCTCTTTGTAATTTGACTTAAAATACTGGATAAAGCCGGTGGCTTTCTGTAAGGCCCGGACCACCCGTTTGGACTCTGTCTTATACGGCATCGCGTCAATAATCAGCGCGCCCACATTATAGACATCCTCCCAGAAGCGAATAAGCCCTAGCAAATCTTCCACGTCTATATGAAAAGCCGCTATAGTCCGAAAACCATCGTCGCCCATGGGCGCCACAACCGCTATATGGGCCTGGTCGCCCATGTCTATGCCGATGCCCGTCACCTCATCGGACCATTCCTGGAAGTAATAATCCCCGGCTGCCTGAACTATTTCCAGGACTTTCGAATTGATTGGCTGCATGTTTCCGCTGTCGGCGATACCCAGAGCGCTGCGCCGAACGCGGGCTATCTTGGCGGGTTTACCCTGGGCTTTTAGCCAGCGGTCCCATATGAGGTCCAGCCTGGCCTCCCGGATCGCCAGCTGCGGCACCCGGTACCCACGGTGGTTAGATCTCTCCGGATGCTCCGCCTCCCAGCGGCCATTGTCAGCATTTAAAGGCTTGCCGCATTTCAAACAGGCCAGGTAAACCTGCCCGCCGTTTTTACGCTCATCGCGCATATTATCCGGGAATTCTTCTTCCGGAATGGATTCCCGGCCGCAGCCCTCACAGGTGACCGTCCACTTACGCATGTCACTTTCCCGGTACAGTTCATCGATGCCGTCTTCCTCGAAAATCGGGGCGCTGAAGTATTTCTGCCACCCCAGTTTACTGGCCAGAATCCTGTCCTGCGCCAGGTCCATGTTCTCCCGGTTAATAAGCGCCACTTCATCAAACAACACCTCATCAGCCGGGATTGATATCGCGCCGGTCTTTGAGACCAGCCCGAGCATATAGAAAAAGTGCGTTCCGATTTGCTTCAGCCCGGCCTGGTCGGTACCTATTAACCTTGAATGCAGGTATTTGCTGCGCTGCACATAAGGGTCAAAACGTGTCTGGCCAAATCTTGTGGCCATTTTATCTGTGGGAAGATAATAAATTACGTTCGCTCCCCATAAATCTACCAGATAAAAGGAATGGGCCAGGAATAGGGTGCTGAAACCAGTCTGGGCGCCTTTGGAAATAGTGATATGGGGATGGGAGAAAATATCTTCAACAATATCAACCATAAATGCCCTGTTCAGAACGTTATATGGCGTCTTGTCATCCAGGATGATGTGTTTATAACAGTATTCCCCGAAGGAAAGACCCTTTTGGCTTTCCCCAACCAGTTCCCCTAAAATACTCACTTGGCACCTCTTAGCCGGCAATCTCCGCCTTGGCTTTTTCCACCAGCTCCATCATTCGCTGCTGCAGCTCCGGGTTTGCCGCCAGCTCTCCCTTAAGACTTTCCTTAATTCTCGCTGCCGCAGTTTCCACGCCCTTATTAAACTGCAGCTTCAGCGCCTCACGCCTGGTCGACGCGTCCGCCAGTTTTGGCAGCACCTTGAGAAGTTCTGTTACTTTTTGCCCCTGCAGGTTATCTAAATTCTGCAGTGTCTCCATAATCATGGAAAGGGCAAGCTCGTTTGTTGCTTCGGCCAGGTGTGTGGCAGGCTCGCCCTGGTTGCTGTCAATGATTGCCTTTGCCTGCTCTCTGACCAGTTTCAGCCGTTCAAGCCTGGTATTGAAATCCTTCCCGTAGCGGCCGACAGCGGACTTACTGACCTCTTCACCCATTTGTTTCAGCCAGGCGGAGATCTCTTCGTATGTATGCCCGGCAACCAGCTTCTCGTTAACCAGTTCAAGCAGGACCGGGGGTAGCATAGCGACCTTGTGGTGCTTCCTTCTCACAACCACCCGCGTCACCTCTGAAAAAGAAGCACGCCTGGGTCTGGCTGGATGTTTCCCTCCAGGAGGTCGATGCCCTTGGCTGTTATATAAACGAGAGTGCGGGAAATACCCAGATGCTTCGCTTCAGCCACCTCCGTGCGTACATACCCTTTTTCCAAAAGGTACTCTATATGACCCCGGAGCAGGGCGGGGGAGGAATCAAACTGGTTTTCTCCCACCGTCGTGGCAATCAATTTTTCACTGCAGCCATGCGGGTAATTATGCATGCATATGGAAAGTATAAAGCCCCTCAATTCCCTGGCTTCATTCCTCGCCTCATTTACAAACATCTTTTTCGTTACCTCCTAGCAGGCGGGCCAGCCCCTTCGATATTTCACCGACATCCCTTGCTATGCGGTCCACCTTCAGGTCAAGACTTGCCACAGCCCTGATAAAATCATCCCTTAAGACATACTCAAGGGGTAAAGACGCCTTAAAGTCCGCGAGGTCACCCCGCAGGTCTTTTATTTCCTTGTCTTGGGCTTCATCTTTCTTCTCCTGGTTGGTCATCCAGTACCTGACGAAAAAGCCGATTATAAGCACCGCCGAACCCAGCAGGCTTACCGCTATCAGAAGAGCGGGGAAGTATAGGCTTGAAGGCATTACCTGTACCGCTTCGCTCACTACGCCACTCTCCTAACCCGCGACCGGAACTTGCTTGACCTGGAATACTTTGGACTCAATAGTGTTTTTGATATGTGTCACATAGTCGCCAAAGTTTTCCTGCAGAACAGCCAGCACTTCAGGCCCGACAGTCTTAATTACCTCGTCATAAGCTTCCTGGCCGATTTTAAGCAATTCCGCCCGGTCAGCGATTCCAGCCTTAACTTTTTGCCGCAGGCTGGCCGCGATGGTCTGTTCAAACTTTTCCACCGTCCTGGTCGCGACGTCATCCAGTTGTTTAGTTGCCCTCCAAAGTATGCTCGCTTGCTCCTGATCCTGCATCTGCGCTGTCTTCTCTTTGATGTGTTTAGCCGCTTGATGCAGGTAATATACCGCATACGTACTCGCGAGAGAGAGGATTGCGATCAGTACCTCCACCAAAACTTCCGTCCCTTTTGCCATCAACTGCCCTTCCACTATAATTACCTCCTTTGTTGCGCCTGCCGTGCTATAGTAAAATCCCAGCCGCTATACAACTGGGATTTTATACCTGTGGTATTAAACTGTCCATATCAAGCACTTGAAGAAATTACTTGTAGAAAACACCAGAGGGGTTCAAAACATTTTTAGCTGCTCACCCCGCTCGGAGCCGATAGTGTCCTGAAGGATATCCCTTATCCATGACTCTGACAGGCAGTATTTTTTCGCCAGGTCCCGGACGTTAAAACCGGTGAATTCCTTTCTGATCATCCGGTCACGGACATTCTTTATTACCGAGTCGTACTTCGGAATATACAGATATGATCCGCCCAGTTCCATGGCCAGCTGGATCGCGTTCTCAGGCCCAATGATGGACGCTATTCTCTTATATGACTCCGGCAGGTCCTCCAAAGTTACCTCTTTGTTCAGCAGGTCATTCACCGGTTAACCACCACCTTGATTAAGATTTATACTTCAGGCGAAGCCTTTGCCGTTTTGACTTTAGCCTGGCGTTCCAGCAGTTTTTTTAATCCTTCGATTATCTGCCAGGCGGCTCTGGCGGTAAGCCACCGCAGATCCTCCACCTTGGCGTATTTCTTGACAAAGCCCTTCAGTCGCTTTGGATTATCGGCCCAACCCAGCTCTCCAGCCAGCTTATTTATTTTCCATACCTGAGCCTTGGACGCCATCTCCGGCCTGTACTGCCTGTCCAGCCGGTCCTGCAGGTAGTCGATCACCCTGACGGCCTGCATCTTGGAAATGGTAGATATATGTTCCGAGCCGGTAAGGTTGTACACCAGGCCGTGGAGGTCTTCACCATCCATACCCAGTTCCCTGGCCATCACCCAGAGCTTCTTTATTTGCGGCTGCGTAATTAATTGGGCCATTTCATAACCAGCCTTTCCTACTTGAGTTTCGTTCCAGTCCGGTCGAAAACAGTTTTAGCGATGTCGATAACTTCTTCAACCGCTTCCATGCCTATGTGGCCATAGGGGGTATATTTTTGCAACGCTTCTATGCTCTCGAAAGCTTTTTGGACCTGTGCCGGACAGACAGCTGGGAGTATGGAAGCGAGAATATCCGACGCGGCGGCCATTCCTTCATGGGCTGTATGTCTTTCATAATTTGTATTCGCTTTTCTTTTCAACTCAGCGTACCTAATCCCGTTCCTGACTGTTTCAATAAGCAGTGTTTCCAGCGCTATTTCGATTGATAGATTTTGTATGATCGACATGGTTTCATCTCCTTTCAATAAAGAACTACAACATTGTTTTCATTTGCATATTCTCTGGCTATTTTAATAGCCTTGCTGATAAGTATAGTGCCTGTGTCAAGCACTACGTTGTCTCCAGTGCTCCATGCAATATCTTTCGTCCTGCTTATACACCAGTTTCCAGTTGCGGGATTAATGGCAAGGTAATACACAAAAACTTACCGGTATTACTCTTCAAAGTGGATATCCCCAATTTGATATTCAGGTTCTTCAGCTACCTTATTAAGCTGTTTTCCAATGTTAAATAATAACTCCCAAAAATGATGGTACTCTCCTTTATTGGAATAACCGGCGCTGAATGTGTAAGTTCTCGGTTCTTTCAGATTGTGTTTCTGATATTGCATATACCTTCTTGCTTCTTCAAGAATAAAGAAGAAGGCAATATCATCGTAGCTTACATCTCTCCAGGCAATAGTTATGTCTTTCACGCCATGAGCCTCGAAATAGTCCTTATAGTCTGTTATATATAAAACCTTATCGTCATAGTTTATTCTTTGATACTGGAGTTCTTTAAATGATTTAGGTTCTTTAATTGGAAGAGTGGGCATATTGTCTTTGTAGTAATCTCTTACCAATTCTGTTTCGCTATCATACCAGTGGTTATTATAATAAGAAAAGACAAGCTGTAAACCGTCCATGTGCTCCTCAATATCAGCGCTGTAGGGTATATAGCTGTAGCGCTTATCCTGTACAACATGGATCGGTTGATTTGTTAGCAGGTTATCATCCGCGCCAGGATAATGCTTGGCGGCAAATAGTTTAAGGAATTTTTCCTGTTCGTCGGTGATATTTATGGTTATTTTCTTCAATTTTCACCCTCCTCGCAAAATGTAATTGGCTCTGGAAAAGTCCCGCCCACTCTTTACGGCCCCGGAATCATTACACTGGACTTACGCCCACCTTGCGACTGCCAGACACCGGCTATCATCCAACCCCTTGCGGCAGAACCGAGATTACTCGAAGTATTTATAAACTATCCTGCAGCCCTCCACTTCACTCCTTCGCACTATTACCAAACACAACAACTATCGAATGTGCAGTTATTCACTTTCTTTTGTGACTCTTGAGTTAATAAAAACGCTCGCACCGTTTGGCATTTTCATATTCTCGATTACGGTTTCTTCAACCAGTGATTTTACTTGTTGCAAGTTTTTGGG